AAGTGTTCCCTCTTGATTCTGTGCGGATCTAATTCATCCCAGTTGCGATATACGGACAGAATCGTGGAAGTTCCCTTGTCGATGGTTACGACATAGGGAAGCGCAACTCCGTCCATGTCTTCATATCCCGGAAGATCCAGATCGACATGCATCTCCAGAAGGGTATGCCTCTCGTCATTATCCCAAGACGGCCTCACTCCTCCGATTTCATTCAGTTTATTCGTGATCGGGCTATCTTCGACCTGAGACGAAGCCAGATCCACATCTACATAGAATCCGCTGACCTGAAGTTTTCTAACTTGATTGGTGCTACGCTTCATCACATGCGTATAGCGTTCGGCTTGATCCAGTTCGGATTCGTTATACGCAACAACAAAGTCCTCCGCTGGAACAAACATCGAAGTGGGTCTGCCCAGAGAAGGATCGAAATAGATTTTTCTGAATGCCGAACCCGCCAACGGGAGACTGAACAGGAGTTTCTCCGTCTCTCCACGGTATTCGGTCATGACCTCCAGAAGCTGGAAATTCATATAGTCCTGAACGCGCCGTGCCTGTTTTTCCCTTTCCGGTGTGATCATGCCCCAGATATGAGTCTTGACCGGACCCTTGGCTGGCATGACCTCCTGAATCGTTTGACTCTGGAATCTGACAACAGCTTCGGAGAGCATGGGGTGGAATACGCCGCAGGCTCCAGCCCACGGAACGGTACGGTCTTCGATCTCCAGACCTAGCTGGTCGAGACCTTCTTCGTATGTCTGCTCCCAGTCGCCCCGGCTGGACTTATCGGAATTAAACTTTGAAATAAGATCCAATGCAACCGTGCGAAGTTCATCTTCATCTATGAACTCTGCAAGATTTGCATCGAATGCTGATTCTTCGGAACCAAGATCGGCCAATGGATCGAAATCAATTTCGATTCCACCATCTTCCAGTTCGGTAATGAGAGACTCTCCGGGAAGTGTCTCCTGTTCCTCTTCAACGACAATAAGACCTCCCGGTCCCATATCGAAGTCGTCTTGGTTGAGTATTCCGTTGAGCGGCTTATCTATAGCCATATCAATAAATCGTTCCCATTTATGTACAATGTGTCCACATTACCAAACAAGTCAATAGTAGTTTGCTTTTCTTATCGGCATAGGATCATCCCAAGGAAAATCGGACGGCAGCGCAAGGAATCCGCCCTGACGAAATCTGAGCAATGCCTGCGTAGAAGCATCGACAAGATCATCATGATCACCATTGGGAAATGCGGCAAACTGTTCGATAACCTCTTCGGCCCATCTCGTTGGGGGTGCCCACACATTCCCGCTGAAGAAAATATCGGCTACGGAGTTCACTCTGGCAATCTTATCCTTGCCACGCCCCGGAGTATATTCGGATACGGGTATGCCCACTCTGCGTAATTCAAAGATCAGAGGAGTCCCTGCCGCCTTCGCTTCCACGATAAACGCATCCGGGTCGTACTGTTTGTACAGTTGGTATGCCCGTGACTTCAGATCGGGAAACTCCATCCTCTCCTGAAGCGCATCCAGCAGAATAATATTGGCTTCACCGTCTTCTCCATAGAAAACACCCCATGTAGTGCAGGCACTGTAGTCGGCGGTTTCCTTAGCTAAAAACGCGGTATCCCAAGATTGAATCACAAATTCACAGACGGGAGGCTTCTTTCCGTCCCACTCCTTCCACCACTCCCGTTTGATGATCGCGCCTTCTTCGGAAGATGGATCTTGCTGATACTGGGCACTCCACTTGGAAAGAGGCAGTTCAGCTTTAAGTACTTCAAGCTGCTCCAGCGGCCAGAATCCGGGCCACAAAGGCTTGCCGCTTGGAAGAATCGCAGGAAGTTCGATCACTTCCCACTCATCGGAGCCGCCTCTTTCTATAGAGGACTTGATGATACTCCCCGTTAAATCCTTCTTCGACCAACGGGTCATGACCAGACAGATGGCTCCCCCCGGCTGCAACCTCTGCCGTGGACCCGAAGTGTACCATTCATAGGTGCGGTCGTATACGGTAGGATCGTTCTGGGCGGCTTCCTGCTCGGAATGCGGATCATCCACGATCAGAATATCCGCACCCTTACCAGTAACGGCACCACCTACCCCGATAGCGAAGTAGTCCCCGTTATGGTTCGTATTCCAACGACCAGCCGCTTTCGAGTCCGTACTCAGGGATACATCGGGAAATATCTCCTGATAATCATATGATCCGACAAGGTTACGGACCTTACGACCGAATCCCACGGCAAGTTCTGCGGTGTGTGCGGTCTGAATAACCTTCCTGTCGGGATACTTTCCAAGATACCAAGCCGGAAAAAGATGCGATGCGAATTCCGATTTTGTATGACGGGGGGGCATATTGATGATGAGACGCTTGAGATCGCCCTCCGCGATCCGATTGAACGCATCAGCCATAATACGATGGTGCCCGCCCTCAATGAATGCTGGCCACACCATTTTGACAAACTCAAGAAAATCCCCTATACCAAGATTCCTGCTCTTGGCATTTCTCAGTTCATCCATAAGATCTGCAAAGTCTTTCTTATGAACGAGAGGAAGGCTTGTAATTTTTTTGAGATGTGTACTTAAAGTCATAATTTCAGAGTGCCTATAGTATATACTATACTAGATTCTATCTAGATTAGATTAAACTAGCTAGATAAAGTATACCCTAAATCATATAATCTATTTTACGGTTTAGTCTATGTCTCCACGAAAAAATAGACCTTCTGATAGTTCTTCCCAAGATTCTGTAAAAAATATTTTCGAGAGATATGAAATCTCGAAAGCTGATAGACGGATGATAAACCATGCGGTAAAGTCGTATCTGGCTGGTAGGGCAAGAGTAACGAGAGAACCCGGTAAAGGTAATTCCGAACGTACTTACTCTACAAATGAATTACAGAGACTCTACCCAGAATACTATACCAAGTTCAGTGAAGGAAAGCTTAAATTTTTTGGTGATACAGCATCTGATATTATTGAAAAATACTTAAGGTCAAAAAAAATACCTATCAACGATAAAAGATGGTTTGAATTAGCTAGGTGTGTAATCGTGATAGGAGAAGATAAAGTCCTCAAATTTTAGAATCGGGTGGGCAAAACATAGCACTTGGGGGGAGTGCGGCAAAACTCCCATGGGGGGGGTCCCCCCCACTGGGGTCCAACATTTTTTTGGGACCCCTCAGATAGGCCAATCCTCAGGAAGCCTCAACCTAGGCTTTTAGATCACCACTGGCGGAGAATGGCACTTATTGGTAACAGATGCCACATTGTTACAAAGCCATAAGTCTATATGACACAATGACTTAGGCCATCCATCCTAATCTTAACCAGATCTTAACCCCTTGACGATATATCAGCCCTATCTGTAAGTCTCTACCGTAGCATGTTGTTAGCGGTAATCGTCGGGCCGCAGGGGCCGAGACCCCTCCCGACTACAGAAGCCGCAGGGGCAGGGGCCGCGACCAAGGGGAAGCCTTCTAGCCAGATCCGAATGGATCGTCCGCAACGATCATGATGTCCTAATCTGGACCGCATGCGCTGAAGCTACACAGTATCCTAGCGGACTAGTATTCCGCTAGTCCGCGCTTCAATGCTGTCATCTGGAGGGAAACAATGTCAGCAAGTAAGACGCAGGACCGCGCTAAAAACGCGGTGGATGTGCTTCCGGTTAAAGGTACGGCGGGTGCTAAGTTACTCAAGCACCTAGTGGCCTGTAACCGGAAGGTTTCCAAGGGTTCGACAGACATCGCCGAGAAGGTCCAAGGCCTTAACGAGGTCAAGGGTTCGACCGGTGCAGATGTCCGCGAGCGGATTGCCCTAGGGCTTGAGATTAGCGTCAACGTCTCATCTGTCCGAAAGACAAAAGCTTGCGATGCTCACCTAGACCTCGAAAAGCTTGGCCCGCAGTTTTGGGTCCGGTGGCATGAGGACATGGAGGCAGTCGGACAGGCCTTTTGTAAGAAGTTAGACTTGCGGGTTCCTGCCGATGGGGCAGATGAAACCGAAGTCACTACTTACAACGATGCGAAGCAACGTGGAATGAAATTTATTGGCGAGTTCAACACCGTCGCCACTGAGGCTCTGACCATTGTGGCTTGCTCTGCATCGGCACCAAGCCCTAAGGCCGGTCTAGCAATTTCGTTGGCTTTCCTACGGGGAGCGAAGGGTAAAGCCCTGACAGCGAAGGACTGGTCGAAAAAGAAAAAGGCACTCAACGATCTGTACTGGGTTGCCTTGGAAGCCAGAAGCGAAAAGCTGAAGTCTCGGAGGGTTACACTTTCCGCCAAGACCAAGGCTAAGAACTCTGCTCAGGAAGGGGTAGATGGTGTCAGGGATGACCTGATAGCTGAACTCCAGACTGTGGCTCCGAGAAAACCGAGAACCCCTCGGCAGAAGGTGTCAAAGTAGAGTTCCGGTAGGCTAAGCCCCTTGCTCGACCCAAGACCGGAGGGTACGGGTCGGGCAGGGGCAGGGCCTTTGGATAGTTCTTATTCATTCTAACTGGAGGGAAGTAATGAAACCGACAATGCCTTGTGAGGGTTGGAAGAATAGACCTAAGAGAAAAAGGCGAGGAATGAAGGGCTTCCGTAAGGTGAAGGTTAAGAAATCATCTCGGAAGATAAAACGCTTCCGCCATATGGGACGGAAGTAGAAGATTGGGGGGATGCTGGCTTAGGCCAGTGTCCTCCCTTTTTTTTGTATCTGTTTATACCTGTACTACGCTACGCTCCCCCCTCCTACTTGCTAGGTACGTGCGCCTCACTGGGGGAAGCTCCTCCTCTTTTATCTCTAGGTACGTGCGCCTGTCTGGGGGACAGTCGAGAACCGTTGGTATCATTGGCTTCATGGGCGTGGGAGATCCCACCAGATCTATAATAGAGTACTCCATTATAATCCTGACCCCATATAGATCCAGAACTCACTTACTATATACCTAGGTACGTGCGCCCGTGCGTCTATGCGCTCGCTCAAGAGAGGCTCTATCTCAGTTCTCTCTGGGTATATCACGCATCAGCACCAAAGAACATCTCCAACCTCTCATTAATCTCACGCTCTATCTCCTCTGGTGACCTATGCTCCACGATAATCTTGGTGCCCTCATCAAACAGACCCGTGGTCTTGCCTA